CCGGTAGGTATTCGCGTACGCATCCAGGATTTCGCCGCGCACATCCCCTTCCAAATCGGGCAGCGCGTCCAACTCCGCGAGAATCCCGACCGCGGCGGCACAGTCGTCCACATCAAACCGGAGCAACGCCTGGTCACTGCCCGCATGGACGACACCGGCGAGAACTTTCCCGCCCTAGTCGGCGCGTGGGAACCGTGGCACGCACAGCGCCAATACACCCCACAGCAGCCTTCACAGCCGCCCCCGTCCGCTGCCATCAACGACCTACCAAACGAGCTACACGTCACCACGACCGACGCGCTGCAGATCGTTAACCGGCTCATGGACATGTACGCCACCGAGTCCCCGGACGACGAAGAACTCCCCGTCGCACGCGAGGCGTTACAGCGCTTCCAATCTGGCACACTGGAGGAACTGCACGACCGCACACCGGAGGAACTGGAAAACGACATGCAGCTACTCAAGAACCTGCTGGACTATATGCACGGTCGCTTCCAAGACGCACTCGCCAACGCCTTAACCGCCTTCAACAGCCAGCGGTTTAGTTAGGGAGAAGACGGATTATGAGCAGTGAACACATCAACACAGTCTACGAGTACAACCCGGACGGCAGCATCAGCGCTGTCGTCCGGGTCAACCGGTGCAAGAAGACCGCCGAGCACATCACGCTCATCGACGAGCGCACCGTGGTTATCCGCAACGCCCGCGTCGGCGGGACAATCTGCCGGCAGGCGTCCACGTACCGCATGTACAAGGCGCTCTTTATCGAACCAGCGCCGGCCACCGTCATCACCGCTCAGGGCAACGCCCGGCATAACCTCATCCGCAACGGCAAGCTGGACACGCACCGCCTGCACAAGATGCTCCGCAAGTTGTACAAGTTGGAGAACTGGACATGAGCAACCACATCAACCGCACCGAAAAGACCAAAGATTTCACGATCATCACCAACGCCGTCCTCCAAAAGAGCGACCTCTCCCCGGGGGCGCTCGGCGTGCTGGTGTATTTGCTCTCCCTGCCGCCGAACTGGAACATCATCAAGTCACATCTGCAAAGTGTGTTCGTCAACTGCGGCCGGCACAAGCTCAATCGTATCTTTGACGAGCTGATGGACGCTGGCTACCTCGTTGATGTGACCGACGACAACCGTGATGAGAGCGGGCAATTCTCCCGCAACGTCTACCATGTGTACGAGCGCCCGTCAGACGCCCCCAAGAACAAACAACCCAGGCAATCCGCAGCGGGGCAGCCAAAACAACCGGGGGAGTTACGGGAGCCGATTTACGGCGGCGGTTTTTCCCGTGACGGTGGCAACGGCCGCGGGTCATCCGCAACGGCTGACCGACAGCTACAAAGTACTTATACAACAAAGGACGTACCCTACAAAGAAATAAAAAAGACAAACAAACAACCACACAAACCCGCGCACGCACGCACGGCCGCGGCCGGCCCCGCCCAGCAGGTATCCGCTTTTGGTGGTGGTGTTGATGATAGCCTTTCGGAAACCGGGGAGCATGTTGTTGATGCCCAGCCAGAGAACCGGGAAGGGGTAGAGTTTTCAGAGAAGGAAACCAAGCAGGACACCGCCCCCGCCGAGGCATTACTCACCCAGTGGGGTGGAATCAACCTGCACAGGGCAGTTACCGAAGCACCCCCGCAGCGTATCGTTCGCGCCATGCTGTACGTCGCGGAATGCCTATCCGAACCCAACCACGGCATAGTTAGACCCAACGGCGTGCTTGTTGACACCATCACAGGCGACAAGCGCATCCCCTCCCCCCGTTCCGCAGCACCCCCCGCCCAAAAATACCAGTGGCTGTGGGACGAAGCCACGCGTCTAGGCATCATCGACCCCCAACCCGACGATCAGCCGCCGCAGGACAAGCCCCTGCCAACCTGGATGCAGCGCGATGCACAGCTCAACGCGACCATCCTACCCGTCGCCGCCGAAGCGCTCGCCGAGTGTAAGTCCATGCTGGAAATGGAGTATGACTTGGCAACCTATAACACCTATCTCAAGGACATCCAGTGTACGGACTACGACCCAGCCACGCACACCTACACGCTGACGACCAGCCGCACCACGTCCCACGACATGTTAGAGCAGCGCCTGCACCGGAACATCCAGAACACGCTCAGCACCGCCGCCGGCCAGCCCGTCACTGTGACGTGGCAACGCTGGCAGGACGCCATCGCCGACAAACAACCCGTAGCCGCCGTTTAGCTACGCAAAAAATAGCTTATCACCAGTCAAAAGGAGCAACACCAACCATGCAACCCCTATCGCAAGCCTACGAGACCGCCGAGACCGTCCGGCACATGCTCGCCGACCTGTGCGTGCAAACGCTCATCGCCGGCAGTATCCGACGCGGCAAGCCTTACCCCAAGGACGCGGAGATCGTCCTGCTGCCCAAGCACGCGCCCACGCTGCTCGCCCGGCTGGACAACCTGCTAATCACCAAGCGCCTGCACAAAGCCCGATACACAGATAAAAACGGCCGCGTCTCGCACCGCTGGGGCAGCCTATACCGGGGCGTGACCTTGCCCGGTCATGGCATGACGGTCGAGCTATTCATTGCCAACGAGCACAACTTCGGCTATCAAGCCTGGCTCCGCACCGGCCCCGGCAGCGCCAACTACTACGCCATGTATGCACTGATTCCTGAATCCGGCTTCACCGTGGACGCCGGCCACGTCTGGCACGGCGAAAGCAAAGTCTACGTCCCGGACGAACAGGCCATGTTCAAGATTCTGCGCCTGCCGTACATCCGCCCGGATGCCCGCACCGAAACGGCATACCGCCGGATCGACCGTGAGACGCTGTGCACCGACTTCACCCTCGTGAGCAACGAACCCCCGCAAGCCACCCAGCAAAGGAGCTTATTTTAACCATGGCACGCAAACGACTACCCGACGCATTCGAGAAGAAAAACAACTTCCCGCACATCAAGCGCATTGACGGCGCACCGATGCCGCGCCCCGTTCGGCATTACAAGATGGGCAAGACGCGCATCATGTACTGCCCACCGACCGACACCCACCCCGCACTGCTCACCGTTGCCCGCCCCGACCGTAACCCCACGTGGGATGAGATGGTGTGGGTGCGCTACAACGTCGCGCCGGAAATCGAAGATATGGCGCTCATCCTGCCGCCGCTGCACGAGTACATCAACTACGACAGCGGCTACCAAAAACACACGTTCACCATGGAAGCGGTCGACCGCAGCCGCACACACGGAGGCAAATAACCATGTTCAAGCCACGCACCATCTGGGAACGCATCCGCAACCTCATCACCACCACTGAGGAGTGGAGCAACGGCGAGATCGTCGAACACGGCATCCGTATCGGCACGTGGGGGCGCTATCTGATCCTCGCTGTGCCCACAACATCCCCCGGCATCACCGTTCGCTGGCTCGTCGCGGACGATGAGGAAATGTGCGATTACGGCTGGGAGATCGGGCTTCGCTTCTGGGAGATCATCTGGGGGCATGGCTACTACCGCCACATCACCGGCCGCTGGGACTGGGGCAGCACATACTACGACTTCGGCTACAGCTTCGATGAGATGCACACGCTCGGCGCGGATACGCTCTATCACAAGGCCGTCAGCACCCGCTGGCGTAACTGGTGGTACGAGCGCAACCACGGCACAGACGACGACTTCACCCCACCTGACGATATGAACGATATCCCATTTTAGAGAGGCGGAAATCATGACCAGCAATGTGCTCTTGCGGTCCGGCACGGATACATGGGAAACGCCGCAGTGGTTGTTCAATCAATTGGATAACGAGTTTGGGTTCACGTTGGACGTATGCGCCCTTCCTGCAACGGCCAAATGTGACCGCTACTTTACCCCCGACGATGACGCGCTAATCCAAAATTGGGGGGGCGATGGGGCAGTTTGCTGGATGAACCCGCCTTACTCACGCGGATTGATTACCCCCTTCATGCTCAAAGCTCGCGCCGAGGCGGAGCGGGGTGCTCAAGTCGTTTGCTTAGTTGCTGCCCGCACAGATACCCGTTGGTGGTGGGAAGTCTGCACCTACGGCGAGATTCGCTTTATCCGCGGGCGCATCAACTTCGTTGGAGGCAAAAACGGCTCTACGTTTCCAAGCGCTGTTGTCATCCTTCACCCGTATTTACAAACACAACTCACGCTTTGGGATGACACATTTGCACAGCAATCCGCTACACAAAAACGATTAATCACTTAGGAGCAAATCACCATGACCACCTTCACCGTAGGTGACCACGTTAAACTAGACGACGGCGACATCATCGCCACCATTACCGGACTCAAGCACGACGAGTCCGGCCGGCTGCTCAAAGTCCGGTTCACCTATACCAATGACAACGGCTTCAACCAGACCAACTGGCAGCGCATTGACCGCTTCCGCAAGCGCGTCACCCACCACACACCCGCAGCAGGGGAGCCGAACACTGATCCGGCCACCCCACCCACGGACCCATCACCCACACCCTCCCCAGACGACGCATCAGCTGCTGATTTCAGCGCACCGCCCCGAATGGATACCGCCTACGTGTTAGAGTCGTGGGGCTTAGTTGACCCCACGCCCTCCCCAGACGACGACACGCCGGCCGACCTATTCAGGCGGCCCAAGCAGCCCGGCGACCTGTCCGACGTCATCACCCCACGGCCGGCCCCACGCCTAGAGCGCCGCGAGATGTCCAGCAAGGAACGCAGCCGCGCCATTAACTACCTGGCCGGGCGCGCCGGCATTGAGCACGCCGTCGCCAAAAATCTCGTCATGCACTTCGAGCACAGCATCGTTGACGCCCTCAACGGTGACCCCGACGTGCTACAGCGTGCCCCCGGCGTTGGCCACGTCACCGGGCCGGCCGCCGCCAACGCCTGGAACCGTGCCCCGGCCTGGGTGCGCGAGTGCCTGCCGCTGGGCATCGAAGGTTACCCGCCCAGCTACATCGAATACGTGATGGTGCACGACCTAGCCGCCGATCTAGACGAGTTCCGCAATAAGTACCCGCTACCGTCCGACGAGCAGCCGTTCGCCCACCTCAGCATGTTGGCCGGCGTCACCACCGAGCGGCTCGCTATCGACATTTATCACCTAGCCGATTTCATTGAGCAGCAGGGCAATCGCGGCTACAGCGTCGCTGAGCTAGATACGCTTAGAGCTGAACATGAGCGCGTGCTTCCGCTTCACATACTCCACAGCGTCTACGCGGATGCTTACAAAGGCATCCTGTTTCATGCCACGGGCGACTGGGGAAATTACACCGGCTGGGGTGTTAAGAAAAACCCGCACTGGCGCGGCGTCTGGATGCGTCGCTTTCAGCACATCGCACCAGACATGTACCAACAGCAGCTAGACGTCCTCCACGCCCAAGCCCTCGCCGATCTAGCCGTCCCACCCCGCGAGCACGGCGACAGCCTCATCAATGTCAGCACGCGCACACTGGCATATCACGCCGCCTGTTGCTCCGTCCTCATCGAACGCCACGACACAATCAACCGTCAGCGTGCCAGGGACCGACTGAAAGCAGCGCTTGACGGCGACACAGTCAACCGCAACCGCGCCGACCGAGAATTTAAAGCCGCCCTCTACCGCGACCGACTCAGCCTCATCACCGACGAACTCGTTTACCGTGCCCAGTACATCCCCAGCGCCGGCGACGACCACTACGACCCCCGCCTGTCGCTAGCGGACGCCATGGACGATTACGAGCAAGCCGCCCAGTACCTCAAAACAAACTGGACGAATAACTACGATTACGCCACCTTTGCCGGCCACGACCGTTTCTTCACGCCCGAATACGTTGAGCAGGTCGTGTGTGCCGATGCCGAGCCAGACCTACACATTGACCTAGACGACCCCAGCAGCTACCCGCGTCTGCCACTCAGCAAGAAACCGCCGCGCCAGATGACCAACCGCGAAGTTTTGCTAGTGATAACCCAGATTCTCACCAGTGAACCGGGCGACGAGTTCGCCGAGGACGACAAGCAACTGGTGCTCCGCTACCTGCGCCAGCAATTCCCCGACGACACCCTCACGGACACCGAGCGCTGGCACAACCTGCGCGCCCGCCTTGACCGCCTCAATCTGAATCGGAGCTAACCCCGTGAAATTCATTAGCCTATTTACGGGTATCGGCGGCTTCGATCTCGGCTTCGAGCGCGCAGGCATGACCTGCGTTGCTCAGGTTGAAAAGGACAGGTTCGCCCGGCAAGTCCTAGACCAGCACTATCCAACCATAAAGAAGTTCGAGGATGTGAACCATGTCGGAAAACACAACTTACCACCAGCCGATCTTATTTGCGGCGGCTTCCCCTGCCAGGACGTTTCAATTGCCGGACGCCGCGCAGGGTTGGCTGGAGAGCGAAGCGGACTTTGGCACGAGTTCGAGCGAGTTCTATCAGAAGCTCGTCCGCGCTGGGTTGTCATCGAGAATGTCCCCGGCCTTTTATCCAGCAACGGCGGGCGAGACTTTGCGGTCGTGCTTCGAGGGCTGGTCAAACTCGGGTATGGCGTCTGCTGGCGGGTACTGGACAGCCAATACTTCAACGTACCCCAGCGGCGCGAGCGTTTGTTCATTGTCGGACATCTTGGAGACGGACGTGCCGCCCAAGTACTTTTTGAGCGCCAAAGCAGCAGCGGGGATACTCCGCCGCGCCGAGACGCGGGGCAAAGCACTGCCGCCACGCTTAGCGCAGGCGCTCCAAGCCGTCGTAACGGGGGCAGCCGTCCCGCCGCCGGGCATTTTGTCACAACCGCCTATGACGGCAAGTCGATCACCAGCCCCAGAAACCGGAGCAACCCGCGTCCGGGCATCCACCATACGCTCCACGCAGGCGCACACGAAAGCATCCTCACGCAGACTTACCGCGCAAAGCGGAGCGATAGCTTCATCCGCACGGACATTTCGCACACGCTCGCGGCCCGCGATGCCAAAGGGGGGTCGGAGACATATGCAGTGCACGTCAAACCGGTTGACGTACGCAATCTGCATTACCACAACGGGCAAATTAGCGCCACGCTACAGGCAAAAAACCAAGGGGGGTACTCGTTGAACTATCAAAACCCGGTGCATATCGCGCACCATGTCCGACGGTTGACACCCGTAGAATGTGAGCGCCTGCAAGCCTTCCCGGATGGCTGGACGGCGTGCTGCTCAGATACACAACGCTACAAGCAGCTCGGCAACGCTGTCACGGTCAATGTTGCTGATTGGATCGGCAACCGCATCATGATGATTGAACGCAGTCAAAAGGAGACCTAACCCCATGTCCAAAAAGAAACCGTGCACCTGGAACGGCGTCCGCTACGAATCTATAGCGGCTGCCGCTCGCGCCGAAGGTGTCAGTTACGCGACAATGCAGCAACGCATCCGCAATGGCCACACCGGCGACGATGACCTCAACCAGCCAAACGCGACACCGTGCGTGTGGAACGGCGTCCAATATCCCACTATCGCCGCCGCTGCCCGCGCCAACTACGTCTGCTATGCCTCCATGCTCAAATATGTCAACGCTGGCTACACCTGTGACGATGACCTGCCCAGGCTCGGACCGCCACGCAAGCCGTGCACCTGGAACGGGGTCGAGTATCCGTCTATCAAAGCCGCGGCAAAAGCAATCGGTATCACCTATAACGCCATGTTTTACCGCGTCCGCAACGGCTACACCTGTGACGATGACATCACCCCACAGAATCGCCCCTGTACCTGGAACGGGGTCGAATATCCGACTATTGCCGCCGCTGCCCGTGCAGAAGGCGTGCACAAGTCCACCATGATCGGGCGTGTTCGCAGCGGCTACACCTGCGACGCCGACTTAAGATAAAAGGAGTAATAGCTATGAAATCCTGCACCTGGAACGGCATCCAGCACAGATCAGTTGCCGCCGCTGCCGAGTACGAAGGCATTACCCCCGACGCCATGCACCGGCGCTTGGAAAAAGGCTACACCTGCGACGCCGACATGGAGCGCGGGCCGGCGCTCCGAAGCCTGTCGTCGCAGCACACCCCGGACATCCGCCGCACAACCCCCGTCACCGTAGAGGCGGTGGCGGGCAACCCGGACAAGTACCCGTGTTTGCTCTCCGCCAGCGGCTACCGCGTCCTCAACATCGTTCAGCGCGAGCTGTACCGGCGGGGAACCGTCTACGGCGTCCGCCTCGCTACCCAGACCGGCAACCGCGCGGAAGCCCTGCTCCCCAGCAATCATCTGCGCCACATCACCCCACCGACCGGCCGCGCCACCTGCACGCTGCTCTTTGCCGTTCGGCTCGCGGACAAGCGCTATATCGTTCTCTCCCACGAGGACCCGCACTACCGCCACCTAATCACCGGTTACGCGCCGGAAATCCGTGTCCGCCGCTACCTACAAGCCAACACGGCCGCAACCTACACAGGAGAACTCGCATAATGATCTTCCAACACACCATCGACGCCGTGCTCAGCGGCGAGAAAACCCAAACCCGCCGCCTCGTCAAAGCCATGGATAGCACAAGCGGCCTCTACGACCGCGACGGCTATTGCACAGCAATGACGGACGGTTCACGAATCGGCGTGGTGTACCGCTACGAAAAGGACGGAAAGTTTATCGACTTCCGGCGCAAGTGGTGGCCGGGCAATACCTACGCCGTCCAGCCCGGCCGCGGCAAGAAAGGCATTGCCCGTATCCGAATCACGGGGATTCGCCTCCAGCAAGACGTGCGCCAGATCAGTGAGGAGATGGAACGGTATCCAATATAAATCGGTGAGTGCTGCCGCGCGTGCAGTTGGCATTACGCCAGAGGCAATGTTGGCACGCCTCAAAAACGGTTATACCTGCGACGAAGAAATTGAAGCGAACATCAACAACGACAAAAAGAAACCATGTACATGGAATGGTGTGAATTATCCGTCTAGAACGGTAGCTGCGGAGGCAGTCGGTATTACTGTAGGCGCAATGTGTGCCAGACTGCGAAAAGGATACACCTGCGACGAAGATGTGCAAAATTACACTAAATCACAAGGTAAAGACATAGGAGATTAGCATCATGACAAAAGACATTGAGCAAGAAGTTATCAGCACAATTAAGAAGCTACGCACAGCCAGCACGAATAAAGGGGTTTTCAACGCCCGGGGCACATCCGACTACTACCATTATTCGCGCAGGCTGAACCAGTTGTGCATGAGTAATTGGGAGGTGGTTGCTGCCATTGTTCTCGAAAATCCGGCGGGGCTGCCAAGCGAAGAATTAAACAAGTTAGTCCACTACACAAATCGGCATATTGGCTCGTGTTCTAAATCAGATGTCGGGCCGGGGAAAGTTATGCTTATGGCGTACTTGCGAGAAAACCGCGAAAAGCTAAGCGATGATTTGCAACGAGGTTTAGCGCTTGACTGGCATGAGCGTGTCCATGGGTATTAACTCGCCCCTCACCCCACCAGAGCGCCCACCACCGGGCGCTCATTCCACCCCACCCCCAAACCCTTGCAAAATCCGCAACCGTTGCCAATCTTCCCCACGCAGGGAACATTAAGCAACCGTAAATAATTATGTATCACTTTGTATTTTTAATTACTCGTTGATAATCGCCCTTATCAGAAGTAATTATTTGGGATATTTAACCCGCATTATCCCGCGCAGGGTGCACGACCCACATAAGCAATGCCGGCAGCACCGGATACAAAATGCGAGTTTCGCCCCAGCTCCCGAACACAAGGAACAGCGCCAGCAGCATTACAACGCCGGCAGCTAACCACCGTCGGTTTTTGTCTGTGATCATTCCCCACACCGCCAAGCCCCACGCAGGACCGAGATATACCGCGACGTGCGAAAACATAACAGGTGTCAGGTTGCCGCGGAATGTTTCTGTCAGGGTCCATTCATCAATGCGGGGTGACGCATCGATGCTGAGTCGAATCGCCCCGTAAACGATCGCCCACGCGATCAGCGCGAACGCACCGTAATAACGATGTTCACCCGCCTGAAGCGTGCGACCGGCAATCCAAACCGCAAGCAAAAGCGCCGTCTCGCGGTTTAGAGTTGCAATGGCAGTTAATGCAATCGCCCATCTTAGGCGCGCCGGCGTGAGTTCCTCAAGCAGCAAGAGAACTCCCATTGCCAAGCACGCTTCTAACAGCGACCAGTGATACGGTATGAAAAAGTAACCTGTTGTCGTATGCATAACGCCAATACCGAGTGCCAATGCCAGAAGCGCGCGCAACTGCCCCAACTGCCGCCGCATCCATATATAGGCAAGCAGCCAATACGCTGCCAGTAACGTCATGCCTGTGAGAACAATAGCGAATGCCGTTGCCGTGTCGATCGTCATTGTATCGCGTCCACAATGCGCTGCGTGATGACCGGGTATAGCCATCGATAACTAAACGGGGCAGGGGCTTCTCGTGCCACGGTTGTTTTGTGAATATGGACGCCAGTTGAAATCGAGTGGCGTTGTGTGTTTTGGTATGCATCGAAAAAGCTGTACATCGCAAAAAAAACCAGTGCCAAAACAATAATACGTTCTTGAGCATCAGACATTGGATTGGACCTTTAACAAGGAACGCACTTTCTCCTGTAGCGCGTCAATCTCATCAAGCACCTGCGCGACTTCGCTAACCTCCGCCTCGGTTAGCGCAACGCCCGCGCCGTTGTCCGTAGTGCCGTCCACCCCACTCTCGTGATCTACCCCCGCACCCACGACCAAGCGAAATTCCGGCGTGGCCGGAACCCTGTCCGTGAACGTCACGCGGCGCACCTGCATCTCGCCAGATACGCTCGCATACCGCACCGTATAGCGCAGTTCCAGCGCCCCCACAAACCCCTGCACCACGCGCACCACCGCATACAGGCTCCGCTCGCCTTTCTCGCGAGTAATCCACCACTCGTCACTGACAACAGCTGAGTGGGGTGAAATCACCGCCACCTGCCAATTGGCGTCATACGGGCCGGCCGGCTGCGCATGGTTGAATAAGTCCACCCGCAGCGCATACGTCCCCGCCGGGAAGCGCACCTCCGTTTGCACGAGTGTCACGCTGCCCGTCTTATACCCCGCGTCGATGCCCACGCCCTGCGAACGGTGAAATACCGCCAGCGTGGTATCCTTGCTGCTCGCGTTCCGCTGCACCACGTCCCACCCGACTGGACGTTCAACGGGCACGCCGTTCCAGTCCTGTGTCACCCCGTCCCACGCCAGCCGCTCGTTGACCAGCCGCGGCAACATCTGCTCATTGCCTTGGCTGGCCATAATGCGTTTTCTCGGTAGTGACCTATCCGACCGAAAACCCGGCGTCCGCTTCCGCGGAGGGCAACTCCTTTGTGCTGTCATCCGGCTTATACCCCACGATCCCTGCTGCCTTCACAATTAATCTCCGCCCGTTCTCGTCGATAATCTCAACTAGGTCATCATCTAATGCCGTCGGTGTCCGCTTCGCCCGCGCCGCTAGGTAGTCCATGCCAACATCAAAGCCGGTCGTCGCGTGCTGATACGCCGCCGGCGCGTATGCCTTCGCCCACTCTGGCACGCGCTCGCGCAAATCCATCAGATACTGGTTAATCACCACCGACGCGCCAAACAGCGCCCCAATGATAATCACCAGCACCGCCCAGAACTGCCAATCAACTGCCGTCGCGCTCGTCGGCACGCCGTCCTGCGCCATCACCGTCACCGCCGGCATCGCCATCACCAGCAGCACCACCACCATCACCATCAATCCGTACCGCGTCCACTTCATCATCGTGTTGTCCTCTCTCATTCAATATGTTCACCAGCTCACGCAGCCGCTCAAGCTCGTCCTGCGTGCTCTGCAGCTTCGCTTCCAAGCGTACCAACTGCGACTTGAGGTTATCGCGCTCGTCACGGAGCGTGTTTGCCTGCAGCGACGCGTCACGCAATGCCGCCCGCAGCTCGCGATTAACGGACAGCAGTGTCTCTACCTGCGCGTTTTGGTTGTCAACCATCATGCGTAACGTCTTAATCTTGCGCTTGTCGATGCTACGTAGTCTTTTCATCTCCGCCATCTGCTCGCGCAGCGTCCCGATGCGCTGGCTCTGCTGGTCCATCTGGCTCGTCAGCGCCGTCATTTGCTCCTCGTGCAACACGCGCATCGTGTCAAGCTCCGCCTCAAATTCCTTGTGCTGCTCGTATATGTCGTTCCGCAGCGAGGCGTTGCGCTCAATCAGCCTGTCCGCTTCGTCACGACCGCGTTGGATCTGCATCGCTTGACTGCTGACGGCTTCCTCAAGCTGCTCGTTGCGTGTAGCTACACTTCTAAACTCTTCGCGCAATGTCTGCAATTCGTCGTTCTGCTGCTTCGATATCGCCAGAAATTGACTTTGCATTTCTACCCGCAGTGCGCGGCGCTCGCCTTGATTCTCGACCCGCATCCGCAGCCACACGCTCAATAACGACGCTAGGAAAATCAACGTCTGCAAAATGTACGGCCACAAACTTGTCCAGTTCCACGCCTCCGCTTGCGCTAGCACCTGCGCCAGCACCGCCATCATCATCACATCACCTCATTGCACCCCGCCTAATTTTTGTGTGCTTGTCCGCACAGGGGAGCTGGCCGACGACGGGGTGCGCCAACCGACCAACTCCGCTCTACAGACAAACATCTACGCTACCGCGTCAACCACGCTACCAGCGCCGGAGCAAGCCTCGTGGCATAGTACCGCCGCACGCACTTTACAAACTCGCGTTTTTCGTCCGTTGTCAACTCGCCCAAAAGCCCGCCGCCAATCTCTACGCCGTACCATTTCGCGATTTCGTCGCGGTGCTTGGGACTGTTCTCGACAATAGCACGGATACCGTCGTAGACTGCTGACGGGCTAGCGTCATTGGCTACCGCCGCCTCAAAGCCGCTACTCAGCGCCACGATAAAGTCACGGTCGCTCGCATCCAAGTTGAAAGCGTCAATAAGCCGCTCTCGGTCTTGTTCTACGTTTTCCGCTTCCGATAGCACATCGGGGTCATGTTCCACCGCCTCTTCGCGGATGATTTTCTCGACGCGGGCATCGTCCTTCCGCACGTCCACGAATAGTGTACCGTCGGCGTGTGTTTTGATCACCACCGCGTCGGCGGGAACACCGCGTTTAATTAGTTGGTCAAGGAACGCTGCGCCGTTGTAACGCTTGTCACCGAGTTCAATTACCATGCTACACCTTACCGACGTATCTAACAGTTAAAAATGTGCTGGCGTTGTCTTGTACATCAAGACTGCCGCCGCTATTTTGCTCTACTTGCGCCTCTACAGTATCGCCCGACGCCAGTTGTATAGCATCAACAGCGGATGTGCGCTCTGAGCCGAATATCGCCCCAGCACGTGAGCGCGGCACAAACGCGCCACCTGCTTTAATTAACAATAATCGCTGTCCGGTTGAATTGTTCGCAAACTGTGCGCCAGCCGTCAGTGCCCATAGTCCGTCGCGCGGGATTGTGATAACGCCGGTCGTCGTGTTCAGCATCGAATCGGTGTCATAGTCAGAGCCGTCAAACGCAATGGTTGTCAGGCTACTGTTGGCGATGCTTTGGTTTGCACTAAGCGTTGCAAACGCGCCGTATGCGCCTCCAATTAGCTGCCACACCGCCGCGCTGCTCGTATTGTCCACGCATTGCCACGTCCGCCCGCGTGGCGTGTTCACCCAAAGCGAGCCAACAACGTAACCGGACCCTGTATCATCGTTCGTGTCAGGATCATCGGTCGCGCTCAGGTTATATTTGATTTCGCTCGTGCTACCCCCGCTGATCAGCGGAATACCGCCGTAGCTGCTCACATCCGCCTCAAGCCCGCCGTATTCGTGATTTAATGCGCCCTCTTGGACATCATCCACACTGAGCGGGTGTGATTCAAATGCGCCACCCGACGCGATTAGTATGTTTCCCGTCGTAACATCGTCCGTGCGAACATTACCAAGTTCCCCTAACCGAATAAACCGGTTAACCCAAACGCCTGCGTTATACCCAAGATAATGCGCGCTATTGAACGGTGCGGATGTGTTGACATCCCCAAGTTCATCAATTTGTAGATTGCTGTCAGCCCACTCTTGCGCGCCGCCGTCGTATTTCAATATCGCGCCGTCCGTGATACTTGCCAGGTCTATGTCCGCCAAGCTCGCCAGCGTCGTGAATTGCTCAACAACAAATCGCACAATATCTTTACTATCGAAATCGTAGCGGCTGGTGGGCTTATATCGTTTGTAATTGATTGCGCCGCGTCCAACGCGAACCGCCAAATACGGCACACCGGCACTCACGTTCGTGTAGAAATCGTCTAGCGCGTCGCCTAAGTCCGTGGTAGCGTTAATCGGAGCATCCGCGCCCGCCGCCTCATGAAACGACAGCGCCCCCGTTGACGGTGCAATATACACCAGTACCCATGCCTGCTTGCCGCCGGCGAGCGAATTGCCATACGTGCCGGCCACATCAACGGTATCCCCGCCGGCGTAAACCTTCGCTTGCCCCGCGTCGTCGATGTACATCTTGCGGTAAAACTTGACGTTCGTTGTGCCCGGCATAATCTCCGCGCCGCCGTCTACCATCGACGCTTCGTCAAATGGCACAAAGTGAATGTTGCCGATGTTATCCCCGTGCAGGCCAACGCTTAATCCGCGTTCGGCGGGTGCATTATCGCCTTCTTGCGCTGCTTCAGCCGCTGTCCCGCGAACGCGCCACACGCCGCTAACTCTCTGCACCTCAATCTTCTGGCCAGGTAGTGGAACCACGCGACCATCCGCGTAGGCCTCAGCTTCTAGTCCGTTCTCAAAGGTGATCGCAACATACCCCGGCGGCACTTCTTTCTGTTGCCACTGATTATTGCCGATATATTGCCCGATACGCGCGGTGATGTATTTCGCATCAACACGGCGGTCGATGTGCGAATCAAGCAGCTCGCGCGCCTCTTCTCTACTGATTGCCATACTAGTACCCCGCAATTCCAATAACTTTACGGTCCGTCATGTCTAAATCACCTGTAATATCCGTGGCGGTATTATCAGTATACGTATCACCGCTGTAACAGATGCCATCCCTGCCAAAGCCGAATACCCCCGTCGCGTTTGCGCCAATTAATGCACAACGCTCAATCCCTATCGGCGGTGTTATGGCATACCAGGTCAGCGATGAGGATAGCGCATTGTGAGTAACGTAAATCGGGCCCGTTCCGCTTCCTCGACTGGGGTATGCTAAATCGTTCGTATTTCCTGGATTTGTCACCAGTTGGAATCTACCGCTGTCATTCTTATCTAGGTTGCCTGGTAAAGCCAAGTTGTCTGTCGTTCCCGTCTCCGTGTTATAGCGACGCAATTCGTCGCCGGCCCCGTAGAATAATATTTCGGGACGATCTTGACCGCCTGTGCAAATAAGTCCAGCTTCAATATTTGAACCAATTGGAAAGTCGCGGACAACTTGTGTCAGTGTGCTACTAAACAAGTCCGTTGTGAAATAAACGCCTGATTCGTTTGGATCAGACCGATGCGAAAAGACGACACGACCATAGTCGCCTGGCGACACCACAATATTTCGGGGCGAGTTGCATCGGGAGCAATCGGAGAATGATGAATCCGTGAACGCTGTCCATGCACCGCTACCGCCACTGGTGTTGATGTAGAGATAGCGGTCGCCCGTGTTGGTGTATGCGCTTGTCCCCCCGACGACAACAACTTCTCCCGGCGCAAATACATAATCTGCATCAATTCCCCAATACCCGATTTCGTCTGGGTTGACACTTGGGGTTTGGTCGGTGATTGTTGGTGATGACGCCGATATATCTTGGATGAGAAATACGCCATTGCCGCACGTCACCCATCCATCGGTTGTGGATTGCCCCGCGCGCAAGCACCACCCGCGCACATCCGTGCCGAGTGTGGCGCTGTGGTCGTAAACCGTCCAGTTTGGGCTACTGCTCGTTGCATTTGATGTAAGCGCGATGGAACCGTCGTTAAGAATAGCGGCGATTTTGTCGGGCAACCCGTCGAGGTTAAACCCCGGTGTTTCATCAAATGGATTTGTGATTTCGCTTGTTGCAATCGCATCTATCGCAGCTTCGTCAACCTCATCAACGGTACTCGGCGGCGGATCTTGCGCGACCGTTTCCCCCGGCCGCCCCGCTGTGATCCGCTCAAATGCCGCGCTGGCCAGCTTGATGCCATCCGCCGGCTCAAATGTTTCATCCACGTTATTCAGTAGCCACAGATCATCATCGCTAATCCCGTGCCGATTCTTTAGCGTGTCCGGTAGCTCAACTTTGAATACCTGCATTAACGCCGGATCGAATATGCCCCGCGACTTGGCAAGCTCGATCTGCAACTGACCAAATGGATTGTCCTGCCGAGAGGCGTATCGGTTCCCCGTCCTGACGTTCAACTCGTCCTGCGGCGTTGTTGCGTTGACGAGCTGCTCGGTATCGCTACTTTCCGTCGTGCCCTGCCCTGGCGTTTTCGACGGCGCGATACAACTCACCACACGCAGATCAGCCGCGCTGGTTGCCGCCACAATGCCCTTGGCGCGTGCCCACGATATACGCGGGACGTGCGTATACGAGAACCCCGGCTCGGCATAGTCCGTCTCGGTCAGGCTGGTGCGAACTGTCACATCGCGCTCAAACGGCAGGCTGTACTCCGTCTTTTGGTCTGCCGTCGGTTGCACAACCGGGTCAGCAATGATGCGAATAACGCCGGTCATGTCGATGCTCACGCGGTGACCGATGGCTTGCGCCAGTCGGTCGAACTGGTCAAACAGCGTGTTGCCGGTCACCTCCAGTCGGGGTAGCGAGTAAACCACCGTACCGATGTCCAGCGTTGCCACCTCCAGCGCGCTACTGTACCAGCGCCACATATGGTGAATGAGTACTCTAATGTCCACGTCGGGCAGGAACTGCCACGAGCCGGTCGCATCCTCGGCGACCTTAACCACCTGCGGGAAGCTCACCAGCTTACGCAGGCGCGTGCCCACATCCTCGCAGGTGATGGACACGAACCCGATGCCGTTCGCCGGATCCGGGTAGCGGCTGGATACTTCGCCCAGCCAACCGTAAAAGCGCGAGCTAAAGTTACCGATACTGTCGTTGTCCGCGTAGAGGATCGGTGCACCGTCGCGCGTATCCGTAGACAGCAGGTCCGCCGGCGACTCGATCACAAAATCATTCCGGTTGATGCCGCGCGAGCGGCGTGTGATTCGTGCCGGGATTAAGGCGCTGCGTTCAACCACGCACACGAGGATTCGTGTCGTCTCAGCAACATCGTTATCGTCCGTCACCGTTAAATCCACATAGCGGTCCCCAACGGGAAAGCTCACCGTGGGGTCTACGTCCGTACTGGTCCCGCTCGTAATTGTTCCGTCCCCAAAGTCCCACGAGTAGCTAATCGGATTCGAGCCGCTGCGGATACCTCGCGAGAGGCTGGCGTCAAACTCTAGCAAGCGCGCGCCGCCATCCTCGCTAATCAGCAGCGCCGCCGGGAAGGCGTTGTTTGCCAGTGGTGGCTGTGCCTCGTCCGCGCCCGGATACGTTTGCTGATCACGTAACTGGTTGCCGGCCGGGTCAATGTACGGAATCTTTGCCCATACCCGGTACTCGTCATAGACCTTGACGGTTGTCGCCTCACCGGGATTTAACCCGCCGTCAAAGTTCGACCGTGGGGCGCGTCCGGTCAGAATGTTCGGGTCATCCGTACCGCGTACTCGTTGCCGCCCGCGGAAGTTGCCGTCATCGTCCTCAAGCTCCAGCGTCATCCCGACTTTGATGTCACTAAATGAGCCGGTCGTGATCGTATCCGTCGCAATCGCTACGTGCGTCTCCGCGTCGTTGGCGCTGCTGATCGTCGCCTCAAACACCACCGGCGCGTCGTAGATATACAGATACCCCTCATGAACGAACGGTAGGTCGTCAAAGCGGTCGCGCTCGGAAGTCGTCAGTGCGGTACTCATCTAGATCGCATCTAGCTTGGTAAATGTCAGTTCTAAGTCGCGCCAGTACCCAACCCCACGCTGAGGCGGCTGCTGAAACGTCAGCGTCGCGTTGTAGTTGTTGTACGTCGTACCGTCACCCTCTCGCACTTTAAGCGTGCACAGCTTCGACACCGTGCCGGCATTGCTGATGCCAAAGAAGGTGGTCAACGAATCGTATTGGTCGTAGGTCAACGCGGCGTACACAAACGCTAGCCGGCCGCCGCCAATGCGATCCGACACGCCCGATTGTGGCGCAAACAGTGTCCACGTCGGCAGTTGCTCGGTGCGCGGTTGCAACGGCGGTTCGCTCAGCCCAACGGCGTTGTCATGTCCGTCTGCGTACTCATACGTGGTTATAGCCATCGGTTACCCCTGCATAATTGAAACAAGTTCTTGGCGAGTGATGTTGCGGACCTGATCCGCCTGGAAGCCGTTGAACGTGTTGTTCACCGTCGCGCTCCGGCTGCCCATGCCCGGCGAGGAGAGCCGCTCTAGCGCAGCTACCATGCGGTCAAAGGTGGCTGTCTGTTGGTTACTCAATATCCGTTCGCCCGGCTCAACCATGGCAAAGCCCGGTGACGCGCCCGTGAACACCCCACCCTGCGCAAATCGCTGGATGGTTGTGCGAGCGCGAATGGTCCCGTCGCCGCCGGCGGTCGTCCCACTGCTACCGCCCCTACTTGCGCCTGTCGCGCCGAGTGCCTCCAAGATTTTTTGCTTGCCGGATTGCGCCGCATCCGCGATGGATATTTGCGACCCGCCGCTGCTACTGCCGCCGCTGCCGAAGATGCCACGCACCCGCTCAACGAGCGCCTGCGCGCCTTGCAGGATGGCGTTGTTTGCCTGCGCGTAAAGCTGCTGTTCGCGCTGAAACCGCTGCTGGATAATACTGAGTTCCTTCTGTGCGTTCGCGCGAAGCTGCGCTTCCTGCTGGTCAAACTTGGCGCGCGTCTGTTGCAGCTCGCGCTCGGCTGCCCGTCGCTGGGCATCGAACTCGCGCCGGCGTTCCTGTTCTCGCTCCCGGAAGCGCTGCTCAATATCCTGCAATTCTTGCTCACGTTGGCGTGATTCTTCCTCGAAGCGTTCTTCCTCGGCTTGCAGCTTCTGTTGCTCGTTGAAGATAGCTTCTTCCAACGCCACCGCGTCCAGCCTGCCGGCCGCCTTGAGCCGGTCACGTCGACCTTTTCGCTCAATATCGGCAATGGTGCGTGTGTACTCGCGGAGCCGGCGAATCTCGCCCTGCCGGAACTCCTCCAGCGCGTCCGCGCGGTCGTTTTCAATCTTCTCTAGCTCGGCGGTGGCTTTGTCGTCCAGTTCGGCGAGCTTGGCTTCTGCCTCAGCAATGGCGGTTGTCCGCTCGCTTTCAAGTTCTGCCAGGTCAGCAGCGAGATCAGATTCAATCTCCTGCCGTGCGCGTTGTACCGCCGCCGGCAGTACGTCCGTGAACGTGCGCTCGATGTCGCCCTGCACATTGGTCAGGCTAGTTTGTGTTTGGCTCAGTTCGCTAGATACGTCCGCGCCGGAATCCGCGAGGGCTTGCAGTGCAGTCAGTTCACTTTGCAGCGCGTCCTCCCGATCCCGCAGCCGTTGCAGGCTGCTGGTGGCCGTGTCTAGCGTGGCTTCCCGTTCCAGTTCCGCAAATCGCACAGCGTCCTCGGTGCCTTGGCGGATGGATGCCACCTGGCTTTGCACCAACTCATCGAAGCGCGCGCGTGCGGTTTCAACAAACTCTTTGGTGCGCTCCTTCGCGCGCTCAATGGCCTTAGCCTGGCGTTCGGCGGCGGCAGTTTCTTCCTCACGTTGCTGGATCAGCGGGCGGGCGGTCTGTTCAAGCGCTTGCTCGCGCCGCTCTAATTCGCCTAGTTGCTGGTTAAGTTCGGATGTCCGCGCAATGACCGCTTGGCTTTCTTGATCTTGTGATGCCAATGCCTGAAGCTGTTCGTTGGCAGCTTGTTTTAATTCCTCAATTCGTTCTAGCTCAACAGCAAGCTGCTCGCTGCTCGCATTCCGGGCGAACTCGCGCGCCTGCGCCTCGTCCTGGTAGGCTTGGGCAAGTTGGTCAACTTGGCTGGCGGTTTCGGCTTCGGTTTGCGCCCGTTGGTCAGCAAGTTCAGTTTCAGCGTCATTGAGCGCTTCAACTGTACCTTCAAGTTGCGATGATGTTTCTAAATACGAATCAAGGGCTTCTTTTTCATCTTCGCGCGCATCAATCGTGCGCTTGATGAGATCGTCAAACTCGGAATTGCCACTAATATCACCTCTACGCCGTAAGCCAAAGTCACTGAGACCCTCGGCATCTACGTTGAATTCTTCTTGAATTTGACGCTCTAAATCTGCCCGTGTTTCGGTGGCGCTATCAAGGTTTCGCTTAGCACCTTCGATCGTGTCAACATCTTGTTCAATTGCATCACTGATTACATCAGAAGTCTCGCCCAGCAATTCGTTTGTTCGTTCATATTGAGATCGCACAAGTTCTTGGGCTTGTGCAGCTCGTTCGGTTACGCGGGACGTTCGCTCAATTTCAATAGCAAGCAACCCTAAACCCGCTATCAACCCCGCGCCCGCCACAGCGCCCCCAACGCCTAAGGCACCAGCGGCCGCGCTAATCGTGCCCGGCAACCCCGCCGCTGCCTGCTTCAATCGCGGCAGTTCCTCCACCAGTGCGGCCAGCTCACCGGTGACCGCCACCCCACTGGCCACCCCGCCGGCCCCGGCTGCCCCGGCCAGCCCGCTGATGGCCCCAAGATTGCTCTGCACATCTCCGGCTAACGACACATTCCGCGACGTGGCATCAAACCGCTCTTGCTGCGATGCTAGTCGCTGCGCGTCCCGTGTTGCCCGTTGCGCCGCGTCACCAATCCGCTCGTACTCCCGGCTGACGCGCTTCAGGTCGTTATCCGACGCGCCAACCGCTTTAAGCGCCCTTGCCAGCCGGTCGCTTGGGATAGCTGCTGCTTGCGCGTCGCGGGCGATGTTGTCCAGCGCCCGGTTACGTGCGACACGAGTAAGCGTGTTGTCTAACCCTTCGCCGGCGTCCACCAGTTGCTCAAAGCGGCGGACGGACTGCTCTAATTCGGATGTATCAACATCGGCTGTCACCCTCAGCAGGTTCAGCACTTCCTCGTTAGCCACAGTCCTCTCCTAAAGTTTGTCTACCATATCGGCCGGCACCGTCTTGACCTTGCCGTGCCCCGGCCGATGTCGGGCGTTATAGCGTTCATGGTTATCAATGCCCACGGCGAGCCAGAAGTCAGTCCGCATTTCTTCCGTCCAGGTGTGCAGATACGTGTACGGCTCAATGCCCTCATCCCGCAGCGCATACAGCGCCTCTAGCATCCGCTCGTCGTACATGCCGTAATCATCCGGTAGCGGATCGGGCGGCAACGGCACGTACTCCGGCTCAAAGTCCGACGTCGGGTTTAGCTTTCGGTACTCTTTGACTTGCTCGTTGAACTCGTCGCGGTGCTTTTCGCGTCGGAGGATGGCGTCGTGTCGCTCTCGGATGTTTTCTTGGACGCGCTCCCGCCACGCTTGCCGCTTTTCTTGGATGGCGGGCTTTCCCCTTTTCCCTCCGGCACGTCCTCCGGGGGTAGCAGGTCCGGGTCATTGGCGAAAACCGCGTTCTGTGAGTTCAACCACGCGCTCATCGCCCGCGTCCGGGGGCGGTTGGCGATGTCCATCACAGCGTCAAAGATTGTCTGTGCGTCGTCCTCCGGCCCGAAGCAGGGCATATCACCGGTGATGCCCGTCGTGCGCGCCATCGCGCCGAGGATGTCGATTACCACCTCGTCCACCACGTCCCGCTGGAACGCCGGCAGCGACTGGTACGCCTCCACCGAGCGCAGCTTGCGGAACATCACGCGCACCGCGCCGGCGTCGAACAACGTACTATCGCGGACGGTGGCCGTCACCCCATCCGCGATCTCATACTCCCGTGTCGCCAGGTCGTTACGATGTAGCATCGCTCAGGCTTTCAAACTGATAGCGAACAGTGATGACATCATCGGCTGTGCCGGCCGCACCCACATCAACCACGCCCGTGCTCAAGTCAACGTCGAACTCGCTGGCCGTCGTCGGCGTGTCGGACTGCGTTAGCTCGGTCGTTGCGCCGGCTGTCGTCGTCCGGTAGACCGTCACCAGGTCTTTGTTCACCGGCAGATAGGCCAACGTAAACTGCGGTGCGGCGCTGCCGTCGTCGCGGTAGTAGTGCACTCGCAGCCGGTACGTCAGGAACAGCGGGTTACTGGAATACGCGCTTGTGTCGCCATACAGCGCCTCGGTCAGGTCAGCATTCCAGATCCAGCGGTTGCCACGGCTGGCCGTGAACTGATAGCGGTATGACGCCGCCGTTTGGTTGCTGAAGCTCTCCCGTCCTAGGTTCGTCCCTTCCACGCTCGGCCAGTTGGTGTATTCCCAAATGATGTTGCCCAGCTTGCCGCCGTCGTCGCTTTGCGCTTTCGACTGCGGCATAACCGACATGTTCTTTTTGGTTTTGTTGGCCGCGCCAATCAGTCCGACGTTGGTGAAGTTCGTTTCATCGTCAACGCTCAACCCCTCCATATCCGCCGATAGCTCAGCCTTATAGCTGCTGACGGTCAGCGTCCCCTGTGGCACGTCCTGCGAATCGAACGTGATTGCCCCGATCACACCATCATCGCCGAGGCGCGGCACCACGTTCGGCGTCGGCACGCCCAAAGCAAACTCCTGATTGGCGAAGAACGTGCCGATGTCGCTGTCCCCGGCTTGGGCCAGCGTCGGGCCGGCCCCGATGTTGATGCCGTTCTCGTCCTTAAAGCTGTACAGCATTGTGTTGAGACCGACAGATCCTGCTTGGCTAAAGCTCATGATATGCTCCTATGTGTTTATGTGTGCGTAATGTAGCGTTGGAACGTCACCGATAGCGTGAAGTCCATTCGGAAATGCCCGGTCAGCTCGTCGTACAGGATGCCCGTATCGTTGGCGAGCAACGCCATCTGCACGATGCCCTGATCCGTTCCCGGTATTTGCAGCCTCGTGCGTTGGTTGTACAGCGTGTATAAATCATCAATCGCTACCTCAGCCCGCTCCGCGTAGGTCTTAGCAAGCAAGCCCTGAGTTGCCGGCCCGGCATATAGTTCTAGCCGCACCGCCCGCGTAACCCGTAGCTTGTCGGTGTCATTCACGGATTGATCACTTTCGCCGACGGCCGGCACAACCACCGGGAAGATTGCGCCCTTCAACGACTTCTCGTAATACCGCCACGCGTTAATCGAATCCAGCGTCTGGTTGAGTTCGTCCACCCGATCCAGCAGCGCCTTCGTCGTGACCGTCATACCGTGTACCCGCCCGTGCGCCGATACCGGTCAATTGTTTTGGTAATCGACCGATCCATGCTTTGCACCTGCACCGTGCCGGACGCGTACACAGCCACCTGTCCGCCCTCGTCGGATAACGTCTTGTACCGATACCGCACCGCGTCCGCCGTTGCCCGCGCCAGGTCCTCAAGCTGCTTGTACACGTTAAGCGGGTCGCCGGCGTCGTGCGCGGCCGCCGTCGTGCCCAGCTCGCCCCGGACGACGGTTAAGTCTGCGCCGTCAATGTCCGTGATCTGCAAGGTCTCATCGTTGATCTGGATGTATTGCAACCGCTCAAACACGGACGCGTCGCCTTCGCTTGCCAGCGTGATTGTGCTCGCCGCTGCCGTCAGGCTACTGTCCAGCGTCACACCAGAATCTAGCCAGTGATTTGGCCAGCGTGGCGCGTACCCAAACGTGCCGACGACAGTTGCCGCCAGTTCGTTGCTACTGTCGTACACCATGCGGTCATACTTGCCGAGGCGGATTTTCCACTTTGGATATTCGTTACGCGGTAGCAGCGTGGTTGTGCTAGGCGTGCTGCCGTTGGCATACGTGAAACTGCTCACGCTGATAAGGTCATCGCCCAGCAACGCTAGCTCGCGCAACGACACATGCTCAGCCTCTGCCCAGTCGTATTCCTTGGTTGCCTCATACGGCATGAATACCCGGTCACAGTAATCCGCGATATCCGCGCTCACCTCGTGGATCATATCCGTGAGCAGCACCAACACCTCGTCATAGTCATCACGCAGGTTAAGTGCCTGTGCGTCGCGGTCGGTTAAGTCCTGCTTTTTGAGTACCCGCTCCAGCGTGCATAGGTCGGGCGTGTACGGAACTGCCATTTATAAGTTCCTCCGTATAATCGCGTCCGTTAGGTCGATGTCCCGTAACTGCTGTATCAAGTCGCGCTCGTATTCCTGCTGCCCGCTTATCACAATGCGCCGGTAGCGGTCTCGCCCCCATACGCGCCGATGCCCTGGCACTTGGTTAAACTTGCTGGTGGGGGCAATCGGCCCGCCGACCAGCGCGGCAATCGGGTAAGAACGGCCGCGCCACGTCGATTCGTAGTCACTGATCACGATAAAGTCGGTGCGGTTGTCCTGTACCCGCAGCTCAGCCGTCCAGCTATCGCCTAGCTTGCCTGTGCGGGCATAGCGCCCGTTACGCGTCGGGATGGTTACGCCGGGAATGCGCCCGTTCACAGCCGCAAAATACCACCGGCGCGATGCCGGACTAGCAAACTCGTGTTTCGCGCCGGCCGGCCGCTGTGATGGATACCGGGCTAGCCGACGTTCCAGCGCAGGAAACACCTTCCGATAAGACTTTTGCGCGGCTTTGTCTACCTGCCGCTTCACCACACGCACCGCCCGGTTGACTTCCCGGACTACGTTTTTATCTACCACCACCCGCGAGCGCACGGCCATGATTAACCTAATACCTCAACAATCGCGTCATACACGGCTTGCTTACTATCGTCCGCCGTGGCGTCAATCGCCAGCCCGTGCTCGTCCGCATACGCCAGCCACTCGTCTTTGGTCAGGCTGGTATACGCGGGTAAGTCGCCCTGGGGCGAATCGGTCTCGTTGTCCGATGTATCGTCCACCGGCTCGTCAGCTTCGCCCTCGATAATCACTGCGTGATCCGTCTGCACGAGATACGCTGCCAATCCTTTCGGTAGGTCGCCCGCGTCATACTCGCCAGGCGTTAATTTCACCCCGTTCGTGTTCTGGTAGTAGCGATCCAATTTAATGCGTGTCATACCGAGAAATCCTCCATCATGATGTACACCGTGACACCGATATCCGCGGTCGCTGGCGTAAAACTTCCATCGGTCGTATATGTCACACCGATGCTATCCAGCGCGCTAAACGCCGCGTTATTAAACTCGATTGTGCCGCCAAATTCGGTCGTGCTGGCCACGTCCGCCGCGATGGTTTGCACCGATGTACCGTCAACAGTAATGTCAATGTCCAAACTGCCGGCCGTCACCGTTTCGCTCAGTTGGATCCCGTAACCGACCACCGCCCCGCCCTTCGGAACCGCCGCCGTATTTACGACCCCGCCCAGCACGGGCACAGCCGTGCCCGTTTCGGACGCCGCCAGGTTGGCTAGCGCGAAATGCAGCGCAATGATTGGGGATGTGGTTGCTGCTTGATCTTGCATTTTAGCCATGATGTTCTCCTGATTAGTGAACAAAAGTTAGGGAGGGGGCGCCCCTCCCTAAACGAGATTTAGACCAGCAGGTTGTACAGCACCGATGCGCTGTCATCATTCTGCGGGACAAAACCGAGACGCACCGTCACGGTCATCTGATAGCTGTCGTAGTAAGACAGGTAATCGATATGTGGCGTAACCCGGCGGCGATACCCCACGTACCAGTTCGGACGGAACACCGTCGCCATGCGCCCCAGCGTGTTATTGGCCGGCGTTGCGGATTGCTTCCCGTCCGCCTCTGCAAGCCCGAACTCGGCGCTCGTAATAACCGGCGTGCCGTCAATCGTGCCGATCATGCCGCTGAGGATAGTCGCCTGATCCCCGACCTTGTCCATCGTCAGGAACGCATCTAGATCGAGCAGAGATGCGAATACCTCACCGCCGACAATGTACGCCAGGTCAGCCGGACGTTGGGCGTACTGCGTGGGCATTGCAAAGCGCATATTACGAATCTTGGAGAGTGTGATCGCTGTGCCGCCACCATCCACCGACCGACTGGCGTCGTCCACAAGCGCGCTCTTCAGAATGCCGTCAAACGCGAGATACTTAGACCCGGCCGCCGGGGCGCTGTCGTCGCTATTGATGTTGCCGGTTGCGTCCGTTTCGGTGTCACCGTTTAGCAACACGTTGTCGATGGCGTCCATGATGGCGCGCTGGGCCTGTTCGCGCGCCATGGCCACCACATCGATAATCGCATCCTCGACCAGTTCCAACGACATACCCATCCGCAATCCCAGTTTGCTCGCACTGATGGTGACGTTGTTTGTGCCGAGCTTGCTGTCCGGGATCGGGTTACCGCTGCCGGATAGCGTTAACTCGGATTCGTCCTGCGTCTCCGGAACGTGGTACACGCTGGGATCACTGCCTTCGACTGGCAACTTGTACGGATCCGAGGGCATTTCGAGCGAACGGAACAGCGGCAGAATGCGGTTCTCTAGCCGCGCCCGACGCCATACCTGATCCGACCATAGCTCCGGAACCCACTCATCACCGAACCCGACCTGCGTCGAGTAGTCCAGCTCATCCGCCTTAATTGCATGTGCGGAGCGGATCGTGGTGTCGGGCACGTCCAGCTTGCGCTTTTGGTAGCCGCTTACGACCTTGTCAGACAGCTCGCGCATGAACTTCTGGTCAGGCGTCCACCGCCCGCCGCCATTCTGGCGCTGCTTGAAGCTCTTGACCATGGCGTAGTAGCTCATGTCTTCAGCGGTGGCGTTGTGCCACTTGCCGTATACCTCGATACCATTGCCCCGCTGATTCTCCCGTGCTGCCTGCTCGCTCGCCCCGCCGACCTGCCACTTCTTCGCCGTGCCCCTGCGCGCTTTCGCCGCACTCGTCATACCCTGTCGCATTTGTCGGCGACGGCGCTGCTCGTAATACGCATCCGTTGCCACGCGCGCGATCTCGGCGGTCTTCTTTTCGAGTACGCGCTGCGCCTGTTCAACTTTCTCAGCGTCGCCCTCGGCATCCATCACCGCCTTGGCTTTCTTCAGCAATGCCACGGCTCGCCGCTCGGCAGCCTGCTGCATCGCTTCCTCATCTTCCTCGTCCATGCGGAGCGGCTCGTCATCCTCGCCGTCCATGCGTTCAGCATCATCGTCGGACATATCGTTCATGTCCTCGCGCATCATGTCGATGAGATTGGCGACGAACGCATCCACCATTTCCTGTAGCTTGTCCATCTTTGCCTTCCTTGCTGATTGTTTGTCGATTGATGCTTGCTTGGGATCTTGCTCTCCCGCTTCTCTAGCGTTCCGCTCTCTAAGCAGGTCGTCATACAAGGTCGCCAAGCTTCGCATTGTGGTGACCTGGTTGCCGGGGTCAGCGGGGGTCAGCGTCAAACTTCCCTCCACAATACCCCAGCGCAGAATGTGCCCCGTCTCATCGTCCACACGCACCGTGGACGGTAGCGCGCCAGAGCTAAAGCCCAGCCCGCGACCGAACTTCTTCATCGCTGCCTTGTGTACGTCGCGTATCATCTGGACGTAATCGTTCATCATGTCCAGTTGTGCCTCGATCCAGACACCTCGGTTGCCGTCCTCGTCAGGGTTTTCACGAACCTCAACCGTTTTCACGTTGCCCAGCACCGCCGTCTCTGCGACCTCGTCTAACCCGTGCTGATACAGCACCGGCGCGCCTTTTACCGGGAACCCCTCAAACTGGAAGTCCGTCTCCTCGTTGAAGTACTCCCCGTACAAGTCGCGCTCATCCGGGTCAGTGAAGCGCACAAGATAGCCCTGCACGCGGCCGTCGGACAGAAACCGCACCGGGGGAGACGACGCACGTTGCCAGCCGACTGCCAGTCGTAGCTTTTCACGCAGGCTACGCTCCGGCGTCGGGTCGCTCGCCGTTACCGTCATAACCGGCTCGTACTCCCCGCGGGCGTACTGTACCGTGCCCGCTGTTATGCTTAGTGGCTCGAACTCAACCGATGGAACGTCCACCCCGCTGGAGTCCATATAAGCCAGCGTAATATGCGGCTGGTACGCCTCCGGTTTACTAAAGTCACTGCGCTCGAACCCCTCAAAGGATTGATAAACCGCCCGTTGTAGCGCGTCCAGTTCCGGTGTGTGGTCAACCGCCAGCACCAGCGCGCGCGATCCAGGATTGTTAAACAGACTCAAGCTGCCGGCCCGAATATCCAACGTTGAGAAGTCCGGCGGCTCGATATCCGCCAGAGCGTCGTCGCTGATGTCCTTCACATAAGTCAGCGTGATATGAAACGTCGCCGGCGGTTGCCACTCAATCCCGCCCACGTTTTCCATCGCGTCCATAACCCGTTGCTGTACCGCAGTGATCGCGTCAGTGTTTGCCAAGTCGATATAGACATAGGCGGCATTACCAACAACTTTTCGGGTTGGCTTTCGTATTTTCGTTTTCATTTATCCTCCCAAAACAAAAACCGCCCGCAGGCGGTCACATACAGTTGATTTATGCCGCTCGTTTACCTCGTCGGAATACCGCGTAATCGCCCGCGCGCCTTACCTTGAACGGGAACAAACCGACACTTGCAGCCCATGCCGCAAATCAGCGATCGATGGCCGTTATCTCCGGGCACAAAGCCGTTACTGTGAAATGTGCTTCGGCGATGTCGCTGACCGTTCAGCGCCTGGCAACTGTCGCAGTTCTCCGCCGCCCCATTCATCACCCACTCAACCATTTGATCGCCAGCAGCGCTCAGTAACCCCGCCTCATACAACGGCATAATGGACTTCTTAAACCATAACGCCGGTCGCCGTGCGGCCTCCGCGTCGCTAATGCCCTCGTCGTACAGCACAGCACCTAGGCGCGACACATACTGTGATTGCTCGGCAATCAGGTTATTCATCGTCTCAAAGTCGTCGCTCGTCATCTCTGCAACGTCCACTCCACCATCTGTAATCCCGTCCTCATAAGCGCGCCGACCAAAGGTCTTATTTCGGCTACGGAACCGCGCTGAAAACTGCCGACGGGTAATATCGCCGCTGCGCGCCGCCTCAATCAAATCAGCAACCTCACCTTCATACAGCAACCGTGTCGCCTGGATTGCCTTCTCGGCATTCCGCACCCGCTCGTGCGCCGCCTCGAACACGCCTTGGATTGCTTCCGGCGTATTCTTCGCTTGCTCAAGCTGCGCCTGTATCCAGTCTCCCAGATCGCCCCGCGTTGCTTCCGGATTGAACGCCCGCGGATTTTTCTGCTTGTAGCGCTTCAGCTTAAAGTTACACCACTTGTCGATTTCCTCGTGCATATCGCCGTTATCGGGTAGCGGCTGCACCTCAATCGCATCAACCACGTTCATGCCAACGTCGCGCGCGTGATCGTGTCCGCATCCGGTAGTCCGCACCTCTGCCGACGGTTGCCATGCCCAGCACGCCCAAAAGCCCGCGCGAAACGGGTCACGTTTTTCATCGCAGTTGTGACGCGCCATGAAGTTCTCGCGCGCCTCGTCGTTATCCCGCTCCATATCCTCGCCCGGCTGACCCCAATGCACAAGCCGTTCTTGCTCGTCGTATCGAACCCAGCGCATAAACTTCTTGTCGTCCCGACTGGACGGCTGAACCGGCGAGGCTTGCACCGTCACCCCGTTGTAGGTCACCGGGCTAAACGTTGTCTGCGCGGGCGCGCCCCTGAGGCTAGGTAAGCCGGACGCGGTATTCGGCGGACCGGTTGCCGACAGCTCCGGCAATGATCCCCCGCTATTTTGCTTACCAAGCATCGGCAATCGATAGCGCCATAACTCGCCCACCTCGGACTTTGGGACCGGCATATCAAATCCCGGTACAAATACCAAGTCATCCAATGCGCCACCGTAAGGCGTCTCTCCGCGTCGCTCGCGGTACTCGCCAAGCGTAATCCCTGCCGTGAGCCAATCACGCTCGGCAATGGCCCGTCGTCGCTCGTCCATCTCTGTTGTCGGCTCAAACACACTAAAGTCAAAGTGTGCCGTGTGCCCCCAGGGCGCAGCCAACGGCATAAAATATTTATTCAACGCGCCTTCAATTTGCCCGGCATATGGCTTGACAGCCGTCTGCATGAATGAGTTTTTCTTATCGGACGAAAATTGATACGGGCTATCCTTGGAATCGCCCAGCATTGAAGGTGGCACGCGCAACATGCGCTGAATGGCAGCGATGATCCGGTCTTCCATCGGCAGAACCTTATCGAAGTTCTGCATATCGATAACTTCGTAGTCCATCGGGTGCGTCGTGATGTACGGCTTAAAAAAGTTATTGACGCCTTTAAACTCGCGCCGCCACAAGTCCGTGAGGCGCTTAATGTCGTCCGTTGAAATATCATGCCCGTTTTTCGGCGTGGCAATCACGCCCGGCACACCACCGTTATCCATAAACGCCAGCACAAACCGGTCGAAGTCAAGTGCTAGGTTCGCCTTCGCCAGCACCGACCACACTGGTGCGTAGCCGCGCTCTTCGCTCATCGGCCCGAATACCCGCGTGTAAATTACCTCATCGCGCTCATAACGCGCAAAGCGCCCGTACCCGGAATAAAGAATCTCGTCAATGTATCCGTGCGGGTCCTGCAAGCTCAGCATCAGCGGGTTCAACCACTCCAAGCCAGTAATGCGTTTACGGCCGTCACCCTCGCTCATCACCTTTTCGACAACCGTAAACCCGTATAGCAGTTGACTATAACCCCACGCTTGCATCAGCGGCACTTCGCCCGCGTGCGCTTCCATCAGCATCTTGAGCGCCGCGCTGTCGTCCGGGTTATGATCACTCCGGGCCACCTCATTCCCGTCTTCGTCCCGCACCACCAACGGCACAGTGGCCAGATTCTCCGCGATGACATCCACCGCCGCCCGTAAATCGGGCACGGCTTGGTAGGCAAGGGCGCTACCCATCGCCCCTACAACAAAATTGTTTTTGCGGTTGATGCCAGCATCGGCCCAGCCGTGTGCATCGTTATAGCCACCCCAGTACCCACGCTTGGGCGATGAATCAGTTGTCAGCGCCTGCCATGCGCGTTGTACACGGTTGAGTATGCTCATAACGTTTGAATACTATCCTCGTCAAATGTAATTCGGCGGCTGTTATTCACTCCGTGCCACGCCATCACAATGGCGTCGGCTTTGTCCGGCGAGTAGCCCAACCGCTTCACAATATCTTCCTTTGGCTCAACCACGTACCTTCCATTTCGTACCCGGTAATGTGGGGCGCATAGCTCCAGTCGGATATCACGCCCTGGCGGGAGTGCGATTTCTTCGCCCGATTCCGGGCTTAGTGCCTCCCGTAGCGTCCAGTATGACCAGCTCCGCACATTGGCAAAGCCGTACTTGCCGCTTTTGTCCTTGGCGTGCTTGGCGCTACCGGAGTTGTTGACCGCTCGCGTGTTGTAGTGATAGTTTTCCCGCAGCGCATCATATGCCGACGCGCCGACGCCGATCACGTCCACGAACACGTCCACGTCCGCCTCACCAAGCACCTCATACGTCAAGTCCGCCACGCTCTTACCGTTTGGTGTCTCAATGCCCGGCCGCACCGTCAGCTCGTCAAACCACACGCCCCGCAGTGGGGCAATAGCCGTGTTATCGTCACCACCACGCGCCACGTCAACGCCGGCCGCACGCAGCGCCACGTCGGGCTGCTGCTGCGCTTTCCATCGCTCCTGGGCTTGCAGTACCCACGCCGTCGGGATGACTTGCCACGGGTTTTCCTTCTGCCCGACGGTCATGTCGCCCGTCATGAGCATCGTCTTCAGTGGCTCCGGTGTACTTTGCAGCCGGCGCTCGTACTCCTCGCCTAGATAGCTGTTGTCGTGCCGAGACGCCGCAATGAACGTGCGCTTACTCGGTCGCACCAGCCCCTCGTCGGGGTGATCGAACGGCTCCGGCGAGTCTACTTCTACCTGCTCATCGTTGATGGTGGCAAAGTAGCGAATCTCCCCAGACTTAGCCGGGTTCGGATGATCTGGATCAATCCATGGCGCAAAGTAGCGGATCACCCACTCGCCCTCCGGCTCGGTGGGCGGGTTGAACAAATACAGCGTGAGTGTGTGCCGTCCGGCTGCGCTCCGGTTCCACGCGCTGATCTTACGCAACGGCGCTTCCGGGAACTCCGCCGCCTCGTCAACTGCGAACAACTCACGCGGCTGCCCTTGGTAGTTCTTCCAGTTCTTTTCGTATTGCAGGTGACCGAGTTCGATCAGCCGCTTGCCGAATCGCCAATAACTTTTTGTGCCGGCCACATACGACGCCGGGTAAATCTCGTTACCGCGCTCGATGATGCCTTTCAGTTGCGGAAACGTCCGCCGGATTAACAGCGTGCGATAGAACAGCGTGCCGGCCAGCCCTAGCGCCAAGTCCGTCTTGCCGCCGCCGGCCTGCCCACCGAACCCCATCTCGTCAACGTCCATCGCCAGCTTATAAGCAAGCTGTTGCGGCTCGTTGCTTGGGTCAGGCTGCCATAGCTGATTAGCGGCCGTCTGTTCGGGGTCAAGCTGAGTGGCTAACTCACTCAGCATCCGATCGGTTAAGGATAGCCCCGATGTCTTGGCTGATGGCAGCAAGTTGTTTTGGATCGGAAACATGCGCCTTAATTACTCCCGCTACAGCCCCCACCAACATCATCGCCCGCTCGGTCGTGATCATCTGTTCCATATCAACCAGGCGCTTTCGCTCACTCTCAACCAGCTTGCGCCGTTGCTCCAGCAAGCGGGTGATTTCGTCCCACGCGGCATAGTCATCGTTGCCCCGGCTGATTAGCTCACCGATCTGCTCAAGCGCGGCCCGCATCCCGGTTGTGTCCTTAAGTTTGGTTGCCCGTACCATGTCATCGTAAGCCCGCCCCAGCTTGCGCCACGCCTCACCCGCTTCGCCCGTGTCTACCCGCTGCACGAGGTCGATCACGCGGGCGTCCACCAGTGCAACCTCACTCCGCAACGCGATCAGATCGCCGTCGCTTTCGGATTCTTCGTACTTGGATTGCAGGCGGGTGGGTAGGTACTTTGAATATTTCCCGTGCTTGGTGTGCGGGCTAGCCGCCCCGCGTGGGGTGGCCCCACCGTGCAGTCGACAGCGGCCACGACCTTTAACCGGCGCGTTCTTGCATGGGGTTCCCGCTTTGGTTTTTGCACCGCACTGCTTGCTCATGGGGTTACCACTCCTGCATGGGGTTGTTTCTGTCTAGCACGCATACTCCGCGAATCAAAAACGCCGCCCCGTCGGCAGCGCGCAAATCTCGTTTTACTTCTACACCTATTATTATACCATGCCGCGCCAAAAGCCGATTAGTAGCCTTTTTGCCGCCGATACGCCGCGCTTCGGCACGCCTGGCAGCGGCTGCGCCGTCCATCTGTGCGTCGGCTATCCTCGTGGAAGTAGTGCAGTGGCTTCTCTTTACCGCAGCAGGTGCAATATTTCATGTTTTTCGCCGGCGGCGTGTTGTACGCCTCAGTATCGTCCCCGCTCTCGTACCACCACGCCGGACGTCTGCTCGCCGTGTAGCCCAGAATGATGTTTCGCAGCGCGTCGTACTCCGGCGGCCGGCGCACTGTTGCCCGCTGGAACTCGTCACTCAGTTTCATCAGCGCGTAGGACGTGCGAAGCGCGGGGTTGTCGCAGCCGTGATCGTAGCCGTGAAACGTGTTGTTGTGGGTGACGAGGTCATAGTCGGGGTCGTGCGGATTAAGCCCGCACGCGAGTTCACGGTCGTCCCCGCTAGCGTCCACCCCACCAACAACCTGGTCCAGATACGTCTCCCACACGGAGAGATCGTCGCTGGTCGTCGGGGGGACTGCCTGAGTTGTCGTGGGGGGCGCTAGCATTGGAGAATCAACCGCTTACCGAAAAGACCCGGTGCCCGTCCTCACGTGACACCGTGCCTACAGTCTACCACCCCATTAGAACATATTTACGTCACATTTTCCGGGCATACCGACGGCGACGGGCGACATTGCGACACTGCCGACAGTGCGAGTGCAGCCCGTTGCGTTTGCGGGCGTCCGGCGAGAACGCCATGGCCGGCTTGCGCTCCCCGCAGCACGTGCATTCGTAGCGGCGCTGCGGGCGGTGGCGCGTGGTGCTGAACCGGTAACCGGTCAGTGGGGTGAGCATGACTAGCCCTTCTGTTACTCGCATCATTGTTAGCTACTATACCATGCCGACGGACTTATTACCGTGTGCGGCGCTACGTGCCGGCTCGTGCCGTTGCCGTGGCGCGGGCATCAGTAAATGCTGGGTAAGGCATGACGTACTCGTTATCAATCAAGCACTGCTCAAACTGCGCTTCAAGTTCACCTTTCTGCGTTTGCTCATAGCAATAGCGCAGTTCCGTTTCATAGCGCCCTGTTGCTTGTCCATCAACAGCAATTCGGCAAGCAGCGAAGATGTCATCTTGGTAACTGGTGCCTTCCACGTCATCCCGATAGACTTCTCTACATAGTCGGGAGAGATCACTTTCTACCCTGATCTCATATCCTATCGGATCAGTAAAAAAGATTGCCCAGGCAACATAACCCAGGTACAAAACCACAACGCCCGCAACGCTCCACAGAATCACAGCGAGCACATCCTGCACCCGCCCACGCCGAGGCGCGACCTCATCCAGCTTCGCCTCCCACTGTCGCGCCGTGGGGTGCTTGACCTTCGCCAGAATCTGTCGCGCCTTATCGTACTCTTTAGCTTGGATGTACTGTTTTGCTCGTTGCATCGCCTGCTTGGTGTTCATAGCTCCCTCGTCCGCTGCTTGCGTCTTTGGGAGCCATTGTACTATGTCACGCTCACTCTCGCACCAACGGCCGCCACTCCCCGCGCCCCTCCCGGCGCTGATCGGCCAGCTCGTCCCGCCCTTCACGCCGAGGATGCGTCAGGTATTCAACCACCTCGCGCCGGTCCCGCTCCAGCATCGTCCGCCATTGTTGCAGCGGGTAGCCCCACCGGTTGACCTTGGCCGGCGGGCAGGACAGATAATGCACATCCTGTTTGCGCTGCCACCGTCCCTCGTCCCATGCGCGCGGGGTCGTCATGCTGCACCCCCCGCCTGCCGCTGCTTGCGCCACTCGTCACGCTCGATGTACTTCCCGTCCGCTGTCCACGCGCCAAGCACACGCGGAAAGCGCACGCCTTTTGTGTTCAGCGTGATTTCAACGCTAATTGACGTTTCACCCGGCTTGCTCCACTCGGACGCATCCACGCCGCACGCCTTACGCAGAAACATAATGTCCTCGCCGTACAGCGTGACCGGGATCGTGTGCGGTGCGTTGTGATGCTCAGCTTTAGCGCGGTACTCCGTCATCCTGCGCCCCCGGCGAACCTTAATCAGCGTGGCGGGTTCGCCGTGGTACTGGGCAAACTCGCTTTTCATATCGTCCGGATTGCGTTGCCAGTCATCCGTCCGCGGCCGCCGGCCGATTGTGTCCGTCCGCCCAACAAACGGGGATTGGTTCGCCCGTACCCCACTCGACCGCTCCCACGGCAGCCGAGTTTTATGGGGCACAGGCGCTACGCTTTTCCCGACGCGTCGTCCTCGTCGGGCGTCTCTAGGTCTGGTGTCGGGGTATCATCCGGCGAGGGCGTCTTGTCGGCGTCCTGTTGCGCCTCGTCCAGCTTACCAAGCTTGGACATGGCATCATCTAATACTTCGTATGGCTGACGCGGGTCGTCATCGTCGCCACTGTCCGCGCCCGGTTCGGCTTCATCTTCGGCCGGCGTGAAGTCCTCCGCCCCATGCCGATCTTCAATCACCTCAGCCGCCTGTCGCGGCTCAATCAGCCCGGCCAGCCCGGAGAAACCGGTAAAGTGCGTGCCTAGATGGTCGTTCAGGTAGCGCAGCGCCCGCTGGGCGAAGTCGCTCATTTCCTCGTCACCCCGCGCAAAGTCGTTGTACTGTGCGCGCAGCCACGTTGACAGCCGCGACTTGTCCGCAAACAGTGAATCCGGCGCGTCGCCCTCGTTTGCCCAGTCCAGCAGCTTCTTGGCAAATGCCGGCCCCGGCGATTCTATCGTGTCCAGGTTGCGAACCGTGCTCATGCGGCTCTTGGCGGTGTGCAGCGTGTTCCCCGCGTCCATCACGCCCACCATATCGAACTCGTGCAGAAAGCCGTTGCGCTGATCCGGCGCAATGCCCAGCGTGTCGAAGATCGGCTCGATGTCCTTCTCGGCAGACTGAGGCTTACCGCGCAGCGTCCCAATGATGTGCGCGTCCGTTTCGAGAATGGCGTCAATCAGCCCGTAGTAAAACGGGTTGACGTGCTCCCACGGCTCAAACCGATTCTTACCCTTGTACTTGTCCACGATTTCGAGGATGCCGCCGGGGCCGCTCCACGGATGAGAGAGGCTATCAATGATGATCGTGTCGTAGCCCCAGTAGGCGGCCGCCCGAATCGCGGCCGTGTAGTGCTTGGGGTGGTGGTCGTCAACCGTCATCACGTCGAAGTCGAATTCCTTCGCGTACAGCGTCGAGCTGCCGCGCTCGCTATCGATCAGCGCCACCTTGCCGCCCCACGCCGTCGCCAGGCGCAGCGCCGTGTACGTCTTGCCCGTGCCGGCCGTGCCGACGAGGGCCAGCTTAATTTTCGTCTTCTGGCGGCGGGCCGGCTGGAACGGGTTCTCGTTGGTCAGGTTCTCGTAGGTCAGTGCGGTCGCGTTCGTCATGACTGCACCGCCTTCCGGTGATTGTTGAGCATGGTCGTCGCGCCGACCATGTCGCACCCCGTGTTACGGCAGGTAGCGATCAGGAACCCGCCGCGGTCAACGTACTGCCCGCAGGCGTTCCGGCGCTCGGCCGGCTGGTAGCGCACGTCCAGCGTCGCGTCGCAGTGCGCGCAGTACGCGCAGACCTGCACGGCGGGGCAGTCGGTTTCCGGTTTGTGTGACGTGCCCGTACGTGGTACACTTTGCGTTGAGGATTCAGATATGGACATCTGAGCATTCCTTTCTTAACCCCCTTCGCTGACTGATTTGCGGTCTAGGCAGCGCGAGGGGGTTTTTGTTTACGTTAAGACAATCATACATCAAATTGTTGACATATGCAAGTATGTGCGATAAAATCAGTGCAATCTAGTTGATAGGAGCATACATGAAGAAAGTCATCATCAAGTTAAAGAAGGCGCACGACGCGACAGGGCTTACACCGTATGCTGTATCAAAACAGGTGCCGGGTGTTTCCTATAACACCGTTCGCAAGTATGTATCACTGGATAGGATCGAAGGCTCAAGTATCCCGCTTGAAGCGATCTTGCTGGCTGAGTTTTACGGCTTGGACTGGCGCGACCCTGACGTGATAGAAGTGGTAGAGGATACGCCCGACGAGCCGGAGCAATGTGAAGCCCTGCCCGCCACCGCCGTTTGAGTGGCGGGCATTTGATAACCGCCCACATAAGGAAGGAAGGAAAAATAATGCTCAACGAAGCAACACAAACCCAACCCGCCCGCGTCCGCCTAAAAGTCCTGGTGGACACCGACGAGCAGACCGTCGAGGACCTGCTCAACGACGGCTGGACGATCTCCCGCGAGCAGTTCGTCGCCATGCCCCGCACCCGCGACGACGTAATCCCGCACATCGCTTACTGCGTGACACTCCGCAAAGAGTGCCCGCCGAAGCGGCGCTGGTACATCGAAGAAAGCGCGCTCAGCAAGTACATCAACACCAGCCTCATACCCGACGACCCCGACGGCGATGATGACGGCGGCAACCCCGCCCCCGCCCCCACACCGGACCCGACCAACCCGCC